CGCATGCTCGGCTGCTTCCACTATGCGCCGGGCGGCAATGCAGCAGGATACAATCTCGGCGGAGACACGACGCCGGCGATCAACCCGTATTCGATCTTCGACCTGAAGTACCGCCCGGCCTGTTCGGACTGGCGCGGCATGGCGGCGATCGATGGGGCGTGGTGCTGCGACATCTACCTGCTCAACGGCAACCACACCGTCAACGGCACCTCGAAATACAATGTCTCGATCGCGGACGGCAACTCGCCTCCGAAAATCCCGCTCTCCTATGGCGGCAACGGAACGACGGCTTATTCGACCCTGACGCGGTATGAGGCTGCTGAAGTGCTGGCCGCCTACGGCAAGCAGCTCCCGAGCCATGCTGAATTCGCCGCCGCCGCCTTCGGCACGGTCGAGAACACGTCTTCCGGCGGAACGGATGTCCCGACCACCGGCGTCACCGGTACGGGCGCTACCAGCGCCTGGAACAAGTTCACCTCGAAGTGGGGTATCATTCAGGCGGCGGGTTGCATGTGGGTCTGTGGTGCCGATTTCGGCGGGCCTTATGCGGCGGCAGCATGGGCGAACGATGCTGGCGGGCGCGGACAGACCTACAATATGCCGAACGCGCTCATCCTCGGCGGGAGCTGGGGCCTTGCCGCGAACTGTGGCTCGCGCGCGTCGAACTGGGTCAATTCGCCGTCGTATTCGGCCGCCAACGTCGGCGCTCGCGGTCGCTGTGACCTTCTGATCCTTGACTAGCCGGCCCGAAAGGGGCGGCGGCTCCGACATAGAAGACCGTCACAGCATCATGGTCGACAAGACCAGCAGCCACGCGCAATGGGCAGATGCCCGGAACCTGATCCGATCGCTTGAACTGGAGAGACGACATGCCCCCGACGATCAATAGCCGTGAAGACCTTTTGGCGCTTGTTGGCACTCCGGCCTATGCCGAGGCCATTGCCAGCCTTGCCGGCACGCTTTGGCGGTTCGAGAAGGACGATGTCGCCGGCGCATGGGTCGCGGTGGAAGACGACAGTACGATCGGCCGGTTCGGGCTGACGCGCGCTGATTTTCCGAACGCCGCGCCGCCTGCGCCGCCGGAATACATCGTTTCCTCCCCTATCGTTCCCGACGAAATCAGCCGCCGGCAATTCTACCAGCAGCTCGCGATCGACGAGAAAATCACCAAGCAGGAAGCCATTGCCGCCGCCATGTCCGGCACATTGCCGGCCGCGGTCCAGGCCTGCGTCGATGCGCTTCCGGAAGACCAGCGGTTCGGTGCGCTGATGGCGCTCGCCTCAGGGGCATTGAAGCGCACCCATCCCCTCGTCGCCGCCTTCGGCGCCATGCAGGACATGACAGAGGCCGATATCGACGCCTTCTGGATCGCTGCGGCGGCGCTGATCTGACGACCAGGCCGGCCGCCTCGGCCGATTGCCAACGCGTGATTTCTATGCCTTCTATGGGGTTTGAAACGCCCCATGGAGGGAGGGGCTGACGGCTGTCAGCCCCGGCGTTCAAGAACCTGAAGCTAGTTTGCGTGCGGTTTTGTTTTCACGCTCAGCGCCTTCAGGGAACCCCACGTCATGGCTGGCACTACCGATTTCGTCGGCGTTCGCGTCTTTTCCGATCTCACCTCGACCGTTGCCAAGATCGATACGCGCGACAGCACCGTGCTTGCCATGGCGCTACCGGCGCCGGAGGCCGACGACGCGGCTTTCCCGATCGGGGAGCTGACGCGGCTTTCCACGGACGACGCCGTCCAGGTTGCCAAGCTCGGGGACGGCCTCGCTCTCGACGCCGTCAACCAGATCGCCGCGGAAGGCATCGTTACCGACATCGCCTTCTATCGCGCTCAGCATTCCGTTCTCACGGACCCGCAGGCGAAACTTGAGGCAGAAATCAACTCCATCGTCGGCTCGGCCGGCGCCAAGACCGGCGTCTATGCCTTCCTCGACGCAAAGGCCGAGCTGAAGCTGGAGCCGGGCGCGATCATCGCGCCCGGATATACGTCGCAGCGGATCGGTGGCGCGGCCAACGCCGTCACCGCCGCTATGTCGACGGTCGCCGGCAAGATCATCGACTGCCTGGCGATCACCGACACGCCGAGCACCAGCCGCGAGGACGCGGTGGAATTTGCCGAAGATTTCGCGACGGCACTCAACGTTATCGCCTGCTATCCGATGGGCATCTACAATCTCGGCGCAGGCAATGTCACCCGGCCGCTGTCGCCCAGCGTCGCCGCCGCCATGATCCGGCGCGACAAGCAGACCGGCGGCCCTTACAAGGCGTTCTGGAACCGTCCGCTGCAGGGCGTGCTCGCGCCCTCGGTTCCCATCGGCTACACCGATGGCGAGATCACGTCGGACGCCAACTTCCTGAACCAGCGCGGCGTCGGCACGATCATCGAGGGCAATCTGCTCTGGGCGCCGTTCACGACCGCCAGCGACCCGACCGTGTCGAGCTGGCGTTCCATCAAGCGCATCCGCACCCGCCGCGCCGTCGAAAAGGCCGTGCTGCGCCCGCTGCGCCAGTACGCTTCCGAAGACATTTCGCCTCACATGGTCTCGCTGATCTACAGGTCGCTCGATCAGTTCCTTGGCGATCTCGTCACGCTCGGCGCGCTGATCGACTACGAGCTGGTCTGGTCCAGTTCGATGAACCCCGCATCCATCCTCGAAGCCGGCGCGCTGCGCGTGAAGATGCGTTTCGCCGAGACCCCCGATCTCGTCGACCTGCAGGTCTTTACCGAGCCTCAGCCGGAGGCCTTCGACGTGCTTGAGGCCGCCATCGCCGCCTCGCTCTCGCAGCTCGGCCTCAACAATGTCCGCGTGACGGCATAAGGAGATTTCCATGGACCGCATCATTCACGGTTCGAACTGGTATTGCGGCGAGATCAACCAGCGCCTGCGCGTCGACGAAACGACGCTGCCGGAACTCTCCCGCGAAATGACGTCCTTCGTCATGGGCGGCGGCTATTTCGCGATGGAGCTGCCCGCAGAGATCCAGCCTCTCACCTCCGAAATGACCGTCAACGGCGCGCACGAGGATCTGCGCACGCGCTTCGGCCGGGAGCCGGGCGACTGGACCACCGTCACCTATTACGAAAGCCTGCTCGACGTGTTTCCGGCCGGATCGGACGGAACCAACGCCGGCGCCGGCGCTCCGAAGCTCAACGGCCGCGTCGTGTTCCTGAAGGGGCTGTTGAACACATACACGCCGCCCGGCGTCAAAGGGCTGAAGGCCTCGGGGGCGACCCGGCTGCGCTGGTCTACGATCGTGCTCTACCACGACATCTTCAACGGCAAGACCGTGCACAAGTTCGACCTGCAGAACAACACGCTGATCATCGACGGCGTCAACTATACGGCGGAGCACAACCGGCTCCTCGCCGTCTAGCCCTGCCTGGGAGCGCGCCCGCATCCGGCGCGCATGCGGCGAAGGCCCGGCGCGTGTCCGTCCGAAGCACGCGCCGGGCCATTCATGTTCGGAACATCGAGGAGGTTTCAATGCAGCTTCAAACGGCGCTCAAGGCCGAAGTCATCACGCCCATGTCGAAGAACGATGCGGCCGACGTGAAGGTGGAACACATTCCGCTGCCGCCGAAGGAAATGTGGGCGGAGCTGGATAACAGTGTCGAGCAGTCGGCGGCGCCGGTCGAGAGAAAGACGGTGTCCCCGGCCGCCCGGCCGATTGAGCGACTGGCATTCGCCGAGCCTCCGCGCGTTACCGTTCCGCTGCAATATCCGTTCAATCATCCGGTCCTCGGCTACGTGACGACGATCCATGTTCACCGGCTGACGGTAGGTGAGGTCGGAGAACTGCTCGATGCGCGCCAGAATTCTCCATCTCCGGACAATTTCGACATCTACGCTGCTCAGACCGGCATTCCCGCTCCCATCCTGCGCGGCCTCATCGACGTCGACGGCGAGGAGGTCGCGGACAAGTGCTACGATTTTTTGCCCCGCGTCTTCCGTCCGACGACGCCCGCATCGCAATCCCCCTTGCCCGGTGGCGATCGGTGATGGCCCGCGTCAGCGCCATGCTGAATACCTCTTTGCCGGACCTGCTGCGCATGCCCTGGGACGAAGCCGTGCTCTGGGCGCCTGATGCCTATGCCATCTGGCGAGAAACATGGGGTAGTAAATGACCGACCTTGACGTCAGGCTGCGCCTTCGGCTTCTGAACGAACTGTCCCGGCCGAGCCGGGAAGCCGAGGGTGATCTTAAGAAGCTGAAAAAAGCCAGTGAGCAGCTCGGCAGCACGAAGAGCGGCAACGCGCTCGCCCATGATATCGCCACCATCGGCAAGAACGCCTCTGATGCAAAGGGTAAGATCCATGGCATCGGCGCAGAGGCTGAGCAGCTTCGCCGCGCCATAGGCCTTGTCGACAATGGTGCTTTCGACGGCCTGAAGGCAAAAGCCGATTCCGCGAAACAGGCGATCTCCGATATTGGCCGTGAAGCCGGAGAGCTGAAGAGCAAAATCGGTCATGTCGATGACAATGCCTTTTCCGGCCTCAAGCAGGATGCGAAAGCGGCCGAAGCAGCGGTCAAGCAGATCGGCACGGCAGCGGATATCGCACAGACAAAGCTAGATTCTGTTGAACTCGCGCCTGGCCGAGGATACCGCAGGGTCACGGCCAAGGCCACACTGGGCCGTAGCGGCGGGATGTTCGGGGAGGCACTCGAAGGCGCGATCGACAGGTCCGGGCTCGATGCCTACATACCCTACGCCGCCGGAGGCGCCACCGGCGCGTACATGGTCGGTGCCGCTCCTGTCGCTGCCGCAGCCGTTGCAGGAGCCGCGATCAATGCTGCCGCCGGCGACGAAATCACCAGCGACCAGCTCCGCACGCTCGGCGGCTATAGCGAGGCCGAGCAAAAGAGCTACGACGAGATGATGAAGAGGATAGGCGCCAATCGCGGTATCGGCACGAAGGGAGCCATGGGTATCTTCGGCCGGCTGATGGCGGGCGGCCTAAGCGCCGAGGATGCCGTGGCCCGCACGGATGCGGCCGCGGTCTTCGCCGGTGCTACGCAGGCGACGGGCGAGGATGCTGCCAATACGACGGTTGCGCTGAAGGACAACATGAACATCTCGGCGACCGATCTGCCGAGGGCCTATGACGCGATGACGGTCGGCGGCACGTTCGGTAGGTTCGAAACGAGCGACATGGCCCGCAACTATCCTTCGATCCTCGCCAGGATGGGGTCTCTCGGTTCATCCGGGCTGCGCGGCCTCCAGATCGCAACGGCCATGGCGCAATCGATTATGAAACGAAGCGGCACCTCCGACGAAGCTTCCACCACTTTCAAGGCGATGTTGACGGACATGGTTTCGCCCGACGTGGCCGATCGAGCCGAGGACTACGGCATAGACATCTACAAAGTGAAGGATCAGGCAGCGCTATCCGGCGCGGACCCTGTCCTTGCCACACTTAAGGTCCTTCGGGAGAAGCTCGGCGGTAACGAGAAGAAGATGCGCGACGTCTTCCGCAACAGTACCGCCTTCCAGGGCTACGACTCGATTTTCCAGGATTGGGACTGGATCGCCGCCATGATTGGCGAGATGCAGAAGGCCGATGGGGTGGTCTCCAAGAATTACGATGGAGCGACCGATAACTTCAACTCTCAGCGCGACCGCGTGATGGCTACGATCGGGGGGAACGTCAAGAGCATGGCGGAACCTGCCTTGAAGCCTCTGACATCGGCGATGAGAGGTATCGCGGACGGGGCGGCGGCCGAACGGGAACAGCCGGGGCGCGGCATGGCCGGTACGGCCACCGGCATAACCGGGTGGCTGTCAAAAATGTTCCTGAGCGGCGATGCGCGCCAGAAGTTCCTCTGGGGCAAGGCCGCACAGCCGGGCTTCAGCTTGAAGGATCAGATGGGCATCGACCTGCGCCCAAGCGCCGAGCAGAGCATGCAGGGTTACAATGAAAGCTTGGCAACAGAAGGCGACAAGGCGGTCGGCATCGCGCAGGAAAAGGCCGCGGCCATCCGCGATAGTCTCAGCTTCACAGCGACGCCGACGATCGCGCCAACCTTTCTTCCGCCCACGCCGGCGCCGCGGCCGAGCATGCCGAAGGATGAACATTCGGCACTGCAGGCGCCTACCAGCGTCAAGGTCGCGCAGTATTTTCCGGGCGGGAATGCCAGGCTGGCGGCCATGCGGGCGCAGCGTGAGCAAAACCGCTCAGTCCGGATGGCTACCGCACGATCTCTGTCCGACACCGGAGGCAAGATCGCATGAGCGTTTTCAGTCCCGTACACGCGCTGATTTCCATCGGCGGCGCCGTCCTCTACACCGTTGGCGGTCTCAATCCGCAGCGCCTGGCCTCGTCGAGCGAGGCGCGCTTCCCGGCGCATCCGACCCCGAGCGGGCTTTTCTATCAGAAGACCGGCCTCGGCGAGCGCAGCCTGTCGATCGAGGCGCGGACCTACCCGCATGTCATGGGCGGGCTGGACGCCTTCGCCGTCTTGCAGGCCCACCACCAGGCGCAATCGGTGGTGCCGCTGATCCGTCTCAAGGGTAACTACCAGGGCCTCGTCTCCGGCCTATGCGTCATCAGCACCCTGGACGCCGATGAGGAGAAGCTGCATCCGTTCGACGGCGTCGGCCGCATCATCGACGTCACCATCGGTTTGCTGATGATGCCCGCGAACACGAGTGGCTTTGCGGCGAACATCTCCAGCTTCGGAGCGCTTCTATGACGAAATACACGGTCGCCTTCGGCGGCGAGCGCCTCGATCGCATCGCCAGGAAGACGCTGCAGACGGAACAGCAGAGAGCTGTCGAGGCGATCCTTTCCGCCAATCCCGGCCTGGCCGACCTCGCGGCCTCCGGGTTCGTCCCCGCCGGCACGCCGATTACCATTCCCGACAGCTTCGTGCCCGCCCCGACGCGGACGCATGTGCTTGCCTGGGAGTAGCGGATGCGCAAGCCGGTCGTGCGGGTCATAGGGCAGAGCGGAGGGGATTTGGTTCCGGGTTGGGGCGGTGCGCTCGTCTCGGCCGAGTACACCGACAACGACGGCGGTGAGGCGGACGAGATCAGCTTCACCTTCGCCGTCTCCACGCCCTTTCCCGATAGTCCGGCCGAGGGCACGCGATATCGCTTCTTCTACGGATGGGACGCCGGCGCGCTTCGCGATGCCGGGCTCTTCACCTACCAGTCCGACAGCCTCAGCGGCGATGCCGAGCAAGGATGGACCATGACGATCACGGCGCGGGCGAGCGATTTCATCGACGCCGACAAGGCCGAGGATACGGAGCACTTCGAGGACACGACGGCCGGCGATATCTTCCGGAAGCTGGCGGCGCGCGCCGGCAAGAGCGCCATGGTCGACGAGACGATCGCCGCAATCAGGATTCCGTACCGCCTTCGCTACAACCAGTCTTTGACCGGCTTTGCGAACGAGCTTGCCGAGGAGCTTGGCGGAACGCTGAAATTCGCGGGCGGCAAGATGCTGGTGCCGCTCCGATCCGGAGGGAAAACGGCGAGCGGCGCCGAAATGCCGACGATCGAGGTGCGCTTCCAGGATGTTATCGGTGCCGAAATCTCTTCGGAAGGCAGGCAACGGTATGCCGAGGTCGGCGCCGGCTATTTCGATGCGGACGAAGGCGTGGCGATGCTCGCCGAAGCCGCCTCGATCGGCAGCGCATCGCGCTACCTCTCCCTGCATCCGGCCCGTAGTCAGGAGGAAGCGGAACATGCCGCCAAGGCACGAGGCAACGAGGAAGCGCGCGCGAGCGTGACGGGCAGTGTCGATCTGCCGGGCAGCGAAAGCGCCATGGCCGGCGCTCCTGTCAAGCTATCGGGATTCGGCCAGAGCCGTGACGCGGCCGACCTCGTCGCAGCCTCTATCCATCATACGTTCAGCTTTGACGAAAGCGGCGGCTGGCTGATGTCGGTCGAGGTGGCGAACCGGAAGACGGCGCAATAG